AGTTGATCGTTCCGAAGCGGTCAGTTGTTGTCAGCCTGCCAGTGATGACAACGTTTTTGATGGGCCGCTGAGACACGCCAGCGCCATAGCTCACAACACCAGACTCGTTGTTACCGGATTGTGCGTAGGTGAATGTCGTGGAGTTCACCACAGTGATGGTCACGTCGTCCGTGTTGAAATCGGTGGACCCTGCGCCTGTCACGTACACGTTAAAAATTGCGCACCGCTGGCCGGTGCTGTAGCCGTGCGCGGTCGAAGTCACCACGGTGACGACGTTAGAGACCCGCGAGATAGAACTGATTTGCGCGGTTGTCGGGGCAGAGTCGCTGATTAGGTGGAAAACACCACCAAGCACAGCGCCTTCTTCAAAATGGAACCTAGCGCCAGAGTACGAGCTATCCAGATTGATGCCGGTGGCGTAATAGCCAGGAGGCCAAACAACCACTTTCGTCAAAGATGCTTGGAGCATTGATGACCAGGCTGAACCGCCAACTGACTCCCAATTTGTCGTGCCATCAGGCACGATTCCAAAGTCAGCAACTGAAACACGCTCACGCATTTTGTCTTGCGCCGTGCGTAGAACAGCGCCAATGCCAGCCTGAATGAATCCAACAAGCGTTGAGCCAGTAGAGCTGGAAAGCGCCGTGAACTTTGCGCGCATCCAATCCAGCGCGCCTTGAACCGTTGTCCAAAGAGATCCGCTGGCACCGTCGCTGGCCGTGGTCTGGTTGGCTGACGTGATGCCAACCGAGAGGGGTGTGGCCCACACCACTTCCACGGACACGCCCACCGCCACATTGCCGCCCATGGTCAGGCTGGTGCCGACGAGGGTGTAGGTAGATTTCTGCTGGTAGACGCCACCCACGTAGACGGCAGTGTTCTCCTTGATGCCGGGATCGCCCGACAGGGTGAACGGGCCAGGCGTGCCTGTGCCGGTGAAGCTGTCTACATTGGCCTTCACGCCACTACCGGATGCGATCACAGTCCAAGTGCCGGTGGAGCGGTCAGCCGTCAGCCAGGCCCCCTGCCACTGGTTGGTGAGGGAGTAGGTGTTCGTCCCATTGATCGTGTCGGTGCCAGAACGGGCAATAGTCACGACGTTGTTGTCTGCCGAGACCTTGGCCACGATCACGTCGAAGTCGTCCGTCAGCGTCGAGATGTCGGGCAGGGTGACAGTCAGGTTTCCGCTGGCCGTGTTCATCCGTACCAAGCTCGTCACATCGGCTTGCGTCACCGTGTAGTTGGCCGTCTTGTTCAGAGCGGAGATGAGCGCAGCCTGGTCGAGGCGGTCCAGCTCGTCACCGATGGCCTTGGCCGTGAGCCGATGCTCGATGCGGTCGCCAGCACTGAATGCGTAGGCCGTCTGCACGCCACTAACAGCCTCGGCGGCCCGTACCACCGTGAGCGTGTCGCCCGTTCGCGCTGTCACCTTCACCACTTCGGTCGTGCCATCGCTCTTGACAAGAGTGGCCATGAAAAATTGAGCTCCAGTCAGAGACGGAAACTTGGAACCGTCGCCTGCCTGGAGCAAAAGGGTCGTGCTGGCAGCCGTGATAGCACCGTCCAGCTTCGAAACCGCATTGTTTGAAAATCGAACCACTCGGGTCATCTCACAATTCCTTCACGCGAATTTTGAATTCAAGCTGCTTCACGCGGCCCCTGGTCGTCGTGATTGTAGCCGTCACCTTGTAATTTGCACCATCCACACCGCCAGCGACCCAGACCTTCACAACTGGCCCCGAGATCAGTACAGACACCACGCTGAGCTGGTCTGGAACGCTGGATACTGCTGACGCTCCAGTGATGGTGTCGTCGGTTGGGATCCAGTCGGTGAAATCCAGGTCGTAGTCGAGCTGGTCCGCCGGTTGCTTCTGAAACAGGTTCATGCCTGTCCTCCTTCTGTATCTGCTGGCACGCGGATCATCCGAACATCACCGTCCACCTTGATGATGCGGCTCCCCATGAGTGGGTCGCTTGGCACGCGGACAAGTCTGGAATCGGCGTAGGCGTCCACGCGGCGGATATGCGGCGCCTGGTCGTACACAGATGAAACCGGCGTAGTGTCCGGCAGGCCGTGCGACCCTCCCAGCATGATCAGGCCAGCTCCCTGGGCCATGATTGGCAACAGGCCGTCTGCCGTGGCGCTCAGCGTGATGGTGGCCTCGCCGCCGGCAAACCGGGCAGCCCCGGCGTCGGCCTGGCCAACACAGGCCACGCGGATGACGGCGCTTGAAGATGCCTGCTGCGCTGCTCCAACGGCGGCCATACCAGAAAGCACGATGGCTGCATTCCCGGCCCCGAACTGCGTCTCGTAGCCGTTGAGGGGGGTGACGTTGAAGGCATAGGCGTTCACTGCACGGTCACGCTCAGGGCGCCTATGTCGAAGACCAGGATGTCGCCCACCGCCAGGGTCCGCGCCGTGGTCAGGGCCGCCGAATTCAGGCAGTTGCCGCCAGTTGCCGCGTCCCAGATTGCAAAGTGCGTCACAGTCACGCTGCCGGCGCCGTTGTTGGCCGGGAAGGTAAGCTGGTTGGTGTTGGTCGAGTTGCCCGTAGTCGGCGTCGTCCAGCCGGTGCCCATGGCCCCCGCGCCTTCGGCCTTGCGGCGGACATAGCCCGGCCAGGCGCCGGCAGTCACCTCGCTGGCGCCGGTCGCGCCGGGGTCGCCCGTGTGCAGCGAGACCCATGTGCCAGAGGGCAGTGGAAGGGCCGTGCCTTGCAGCAAGGCCTTCAGGATGTTGTTCTGGGTGTAGGTGGTGGCGCCGGGCATTGCTGCTCCTCAGAAGAATCGTGCGCGCGTGCGCTTGGGTGCGTTCTGCTGGCCCGTCGTCCCCTTGGTGGAGAGCCGGTCAATCCGCTCGGAGAACTTGCCGGCGTAGTAGGTGGCCAGCTCTGGATTGGTGTAGGACTGGCCGGGCACGGTCAGCAGCCGGCCCAGCGCGCCCCAGCCGATCAGCTCGCGGTACTCGTTGGCCAGGAAGTCGGGCAGATCGCTGGAGTCCTGCGATGGCTTGAGGCGCAGGCACAGGTAGAGCGTGCCGGCCATGGCGGGCACGATGCGCAAGGTGTTCTGCTCGATCTGGGTGTAGTAGGTCGGCAGGCCGCTGCTGGCATCGCCGTCGCGCCACCCTGGTGAAAGACGGTCCAGGTCTCGCGTTGCCACGGGGCGAAGCTCGCGCCCGTTGAACTGCACCGTCTCGATGTCATGGAGCTGGCTGCCATTGGGCGTGAAGATCCCGCCATTGCAGTCTTCCACCGTGACGGTCAGCGTGTCCTCGTAACGCCACAGGCGCGTGCGCTCACAGAACTCGATGGCGGCCAGTCGGATGGCCTTGTAGGCCGTCGGATCCGGCACTCCCGGCGCCCAGGGGCGGACATGGCTCAGGAACGTGTCGAGGGTGCTCATACGCTGTTGCCGGGTTGGTTGGGCGAGGTGTTGGACTGGCTCTCGGCCTGGGTGCCCAGCGCGTCATTGAAGGCGGCGTAGTAGGCGGCGGCCTCGGCGGCGTTGGCGTACTGGCTGTCCTTACTCTTGGCCCGGTAGCACACGTAGTTGACCACCGCGTCGAGGTACTGAATCGGGAAACCCAGCGTCGCGCCTGTGATGGCGGTCAACGCTTCTGGGTTCTTGGCGATGGAGACCTCCACCTTGGTGCCGGCGATGGCGGGCGGGTAGACGTAGAACTGGCTGGGCACACGGTCGTCGAAGGTGAATTGGCTCACCTCGCGCTTCTTGGCGCCTGCGTGCCAGTAGGGGTCATCGTCGTCCAGGTTTTGGCGGTCGGTGCGGCGGATGGATCGGCCAGGCGTGGCGCCGTCGGTGCCCATGTTGCGGATCACGTCCAGAAGCTCGATGCAGTCATCGGGCGTGGACTGGAGCGATCCGTCGGAAAGGCTCATCACCGTCACCACAGCACCAGCCTGGGGCCGGCGCGTGATGATGGCCATGCGGGAGTCGTTGATCCAGCGAAGCAGCTCGGCATCGGTCCAGCGCGCGTCATCGTCTGCCCGGTCTTTGTCCAGAAGCAGATCTGTCACGCGATCCACGATGTCCTGAGCTGCAATCGGCATGATCAGGCCTCCAGCTCAGCCTTGATGGCCTCGGCGGACTTCTTGTGGTGCGGGGCCTTGCCGAACTTGGCCTTGTAGGCTTCCACCAGAGCGGCGCGCTCGTCCTGGCCGGTGGATTGCTCGGCAGCTTCGGCGATGTCGTCCAGCACGATGTCCATCTTGGCAGCGCGCTCGTCGTCGCCCAGGTCGTTCCACTCGTCAGGCGTCAGGCCGGAGGCAGCGAAGGCCTTCTCGACGATCTCACGCTGCGTGTAGACGCTGGTGCCAATCTCGAACTGCGATGGGTGCTGCTCGCTGCCGTAGAGGGGCACGCGGCTGATGTCGATCTCCTCCTCGGCAGCCTTGACGGGCAGGCCGGCGGCGGCCACTGGACCATGCGCGGGCTGGCACTTGCCGTGGTAGACCTTGTAGGCTTCAGGAATCGCCAGGAAGCGGTCGATGTGGTCGGTCTCCTCGACATTGGCCACATGCGCGCCATCTTCGAGCGGGGAGAACAGATACTGGATCGCGCCCAAGACGACAGACGTGCCTTGTGGGCGGCGCAAGATGCATTCGATGTTCATGGTGATTCCTCAAGTCTAGGTTGCAGAACGGGGGAGAAAACTCCCCCGCCCTTGGTCACGATCAGAACGCGATGTTCTGGTCCATCGGTGCCATCGACGCCAACAGTCGGACACGGCCGGCGGCGGCAGTGGCGGCGGCTGCCGACACCTTCACACCGATCGAGCGGTCGTAGCCGACAGGCTGCACGCGGAAGCCGGAGGCCAGCGACATGCGCGAAAGCGCGCCGGTCCGTGCGCCGATGTCGGCGCTGAAGAACTCGGCGCCGATGGTGCGGTTGCTGTCGGCATCGCCCGGCGTGCCGGACACGAGGCCCACGTCCAGGGCAACGGTCGGGGTGCCGTTGCTGTCCAGGTCATCGGGGATCAGCACCATGTCCACCACCGTATGGAAGGCGGGCAGGATGCCGACGTCGAAGAAGTTGCCGTTGGCAACCTGGTCGGCGGTCAGGTCGATGAAGAACTCGTTGACGATCTTGTCGCCAGCGCAGTCGCCGTAAATGGTGGGCAACTGGTTGTTCGAGAATTTCGAGAGGGCGGTCACAGCAGGCATGGCATGCTCCTAAGAAGTTGATCAGAAGTCAGCCCGGGGCGTCCCGGGCTTCATTCATCAGGTGTTGGGATCCTTGGCGTAGGTGTCGATGGAGATCACACCGAAGTCCTTGCCGTTGAAGGTGGTCTTCTTCAGGCCGCCGATGAAGCCGGATGCCACGGTGGGCTCGTTGCCGTAGTCCTTGGTGTTCTCTTCCCAGGAGTAGCGCAGGCCGCCGGCGGTGCCGTAGGCCACGATGCCGGCCTGACGGGCCAGGAACAGGGCGCGGGATGCGGCCAGGTTCGCGCCAGCGCCGTAGTCGTTGAAGCGGATCACGTTGCGGTGCTTGTGCAGCACCACGTTGTTGATCATGCCCAGCGCGCCCTTGAAGATCGGGTTGGCGCGGCCTTCAGCGGCGGCGGCAGCCTTCTGGATGTCCAGCCACTGGCCAGTGGTCGTGTTGGTGCGCATGTCGAACTCTTGGAAGGGCGACATGATCATCACGTACTGGTCATCGCTTCCGTTGGTGACGGGCACCATGTTGGCGACGTTGGGGTCCAGGGCCTGCATCATCGCGGCCTTGGTCACGGTCTTCTCGACCACGGTCACGGACATCTTGTCGGTGTTGGTCAGCGAGGCCTTGCTGACAGCCGAGCCGCCGTAGACGATGTGGGCCGAGTCGGGGGCCGTGAAGCTGTTGCCGGCAAAGCCCGTGTAGCTGGTGTCTTCGATGAAGTCCTGGTTGATGCCACGGGCACCCGACAGGTACATGAAGAACAGCTCGTCCACCAAGCGAGCGAAGTAGTCGCCCAGGCGGTTCTTGGCGATCATGCGCATGTCGTAGGACGTGCGCTTGCGGCTCATCTTGCCGCCTGCGGAAGCGGCGTGACGCACTTGGTCGATGATCACATAGTCGGTGTAGAACTTTAGGCTTTCTTCCTTGCCTTCCAGGCGGGCATCGCCGTAGGTCGGCTTGTTGCGCATCTGGACGCACAGGTCGAAGCTGATAGTGTCGCCAGCATCGGATTCCAGCTCGGTCTTGCGCTGGATGATGTTGTTGTCGTCCACCCCAATAAACCGGTTCTCGAAGTAGCTCTTCTTTCGAGTGTCCACTGCGAGGTTGGCGGACCACTTCTTCTGGGCTTTGGGATCGCCAAAGGCGATGATGGTTTGACTCATGGTGAGTGCTCCTTTGAAGGTTAAACATTCATCGGACGCACTCATGCGCTGTCGGACAGCCGGATTCTATGCCAAGCGGTTTTATTTCCGCAACATTGGTGTAGGATCTGAACCGTGGCTAGCCCGACGGGGCGAAAAGCGGACTCATCCCCCGCCTGCCACGCTCTTCATGGATGGCGCTTTGGATGATGTGTGTATGGAATTGACGCAGGCCCGCGTTCGGGAACTGTTCGCCTATTTGGATGACGGTCGCCTTGTTTGGCGCGTCACAAACTCCAACAGGGCCAAGGCCGGATCGTTTCCGGATC